CGTCACATGAACCCGAACCGCCAGCGCCCCGCTTGCCCATGTGCCTGTTGACGTAATAACTGCCCGCAATTCCGTTCCAAGCCAATTCAGAACCGAGTTAGCGGACAGCGTGGCGAACGCGGCGGGCGTTCCGGCTGCGGTCAGAACAGTGCATGACTTCGAGCCGGCCGCCGCAAAGTCGATGCTCGCAATCTCCCGCCAGGCCCCAGCGGAGCCCATGCGGGACTGGATCAGCGCCACCGCCGTTGACCCGCCCGTGCCGGAGAACGTTGCCTCGAATGTGGCGCGGGTCATGCCTTCCAGGCTGTCGATCGCGGTCTGTGCCTGCGCCGTCACCGCCGTGGTGACGGTTTCGGATACCAGGGTGTAGAGACCGGGGATGGCCATCAGCGAAGCTCCCGAAAGGGGAAAAGCAGTTCCCGGATTTCCTCGGACATGAGCGGGTCCGATGCGCCGCCGACCCACCATTCCCGCCGGCCGACGCCTTCGATGTCGACGCTTTTCAGGTTTGGGTCAGACCTCGCGCCCGGCCCATCCTCGGACCAGACCATGCGGAGCAGCTTAGACGCGGCCAAGGCCAGCGCATCGGGAACCGTGTCCCAGCCCGCGACATAGGAGACCGTGATCTTGTGCCCGGCCCATTTCACCTGGGTATCGTCAGACAGCGCAATCAGCGCGTTCCGCGTCCCGTCCAGTTCATATTCGTCCGTTTCCAGCGTGACGCCATCGGAGACGACCGCCGAGACCGACGTTGCGGGCCGCCTGGATAGGGTCAACCTCAGTTCCGCACGGTAGGGGCGGAATACCTCGGTAAGCGTCTCCTGTCGCAACGTAGGGGGCGTGGCGAGCGCTGTGGTGAGGCAGCAGTCCCGCGCGATCGCATCCGACACCATCGCGCCCAGCCGCGCCAAGGCCACATCCTGCGATGCGTCGCCAACCTCTAGCCCGACAGCCGCGCGCATCTGCGCCGCAGTCAACAGCGAGCGGTCGGACGCAGCCGTGACGATCGAGAGCATCAGAACGTCACGAAATAGAAGGTGCCGGTTTTCGTGTCGCCGCCAGACCCAACCACGATCTTAATCCGGCCGGATACCGCGATCAGGTCGTTGACCGCCGTTGCGCCCCCGCCCGCCGCGTAGACCGCCGCAACGCCCGCAGTGGAATGTGTCGCCTGACGCGGTGCGCGGGTGGCGGTCGAGTTCACATCGGACTCCGTCCACAGGGTTTCGCCCGTGGACTCCGATGTGATCGTGAAATCCACACCGTTAGCAAAGTCGGTTTTGACGTAGCGAGCCTGAGACAACAGGCCATTGACCGGATCGGAATAAGCGGTCGCGTCGCCGCTCGCGTCGGTCGTGACGGTAACGGGAAAGGTCTGGACGTGCATGGCGACTACCCCGAAAGCGCGACGGAGCCGGTATTGACCACGACCGTCCCGTTGCCGGCAGCGTCGAAGAAAACCAGCAGGCTTTCGGCCGGGGAGTTCAACGTCGCGATCTTGTTCGTCCCGTTCCAGGTCCCGGTGGTGATCGTGACGGTATGCGCGGCCGTGCCGGATGCGCTGGTGTTGGTCACCGAGAAGAAGCCCGTATGCGCGGTCGTGTCTGCAATCGTGGCCGCGATCACGACAGATGCATGTGCCAGCGTGAGCGAACGGACCCCGGCCGTAACAGCCGACGTCGCCGTAAGCGCCTGGTTACCGCCCGTGGCATCGGCCGCCCGGTTCAGTTCGGTAGCGGAGGCCGTGACCTCCGTCCCGTCGATCATCAGGGCTTGATCGCCCTGCCGAAAAGCTGCGGCCATGGCCGGTCTCCGTCAGAAAAAGGGCGGGCCGAAGCCCGCCGCTGGTTACGCCAGAACCGGGCTATCGGTCGTCGCGGAGGCGATCACGGTCGATCCCTGCGTGGTCGGGACGCGGGACGCGTTGTATAGGATGGCAAAGATGCCATCGAACGGCCCGTTCGCGGTCACGTGGAACAGCTGCGCCTCGATGTAGCGGTAGGGAGGGCGCACCACGTCCAGGATGATCAGCTTGTCGTCCGCGTCCGACGCGCCGGCCGTGAAGGTCGCGCTGCCGGTCAGCAGAGCCATCGCGCCCGTGGAATTGGTCGTTGCCCCCGCCGCTTTCAGCGTCAGCACCGACGTATCCAAAACGTTGCCCATCGCCGCGATGAAACACACGCTGTCAAAGCCGTCCATGTCGATGATGGTGGCCTTGGTCGGCGTGGCGGAAGCGGCGCCAGCGCCGTCCGCCGAAACCCGCGTGATCTTGGTATTGTTGAGGAGGTTGTGGATGTTCATGGTGGTTCTCCCTGTCTCCGCTAGTTACGACGTGCCGAACTTCATGAACTTCACGGCCTCGTAATTGACCACGCCCCCGCCGACCCGCTTGGTCGTGTAGAACTTGACGTAAGGCTTGCTGGTCAGGTTGTCGCGAAGCACGCGGATGCCTTGCCGGTCGACGATCTGGTAGAATTGCGCGAAGTCACCGAACGCGAGGGACAGGCTATCGGCCCCGATCGCCGGCATATCCTCGGCACGCGTCACGGGATAGCCCATGATCGTCTCCGGGACGTTGGCCACGAAAGACGGCTGCCACAAATAGTTGCCCATGCCGTCCTTGAACTTGCGGATGGCGGTGACGACCGAGCGGCGCGTCAACCACCTGGAGTTGGCGAGATACGCCGACTTGAGGGTGCCCGTCAGGTCATACAGCTTGTCGGCGGGGTTGGACGACGGAAACGCTGCCGAGGTGCCGGTCGCCACATAGCCGACCGAACCCCAGGTGACGCCCGATCCGCTGTCGGCCGCCATGGTGTAGCTGGTGATGCCGCGGATTTTGTTCGCCGCGCCCGTCACGAACTCGGCACTCTCGAAACGGCCGAACTTGTCCGCCACCTTGCCTGACAGCCAGCCCTCGATGTCAACCGATGCGTCGTCGAGGAGTTGCTGCGTGGTCTTGGGTTCGGTGTCGATCCAGAATACCGGGATGCGCCACTTGCCGACCTGCGGCGTCGTGGTGTCGCTGCCCTGCGACCGTTCGCCCGCGTAGCCGGCGCCGGCTTCTCCCAGGTCCTCGATGCCTTCCAGCGCGTCGGTGGAGATGGTCTGAGCCGACACGATCTGCCGCATGGGGGAGGTTTCATACACCTTGCGGACGATGCGCCCGCCCGTGTCCGGAGTCACGAAGTAGCCGCCATCCGGGTCGGAACCGACCGCCAACGTCTTGAACTCGTCGGAGTTCAGGGCGTCGCGACCCTTCCTGGTGTAGACATCCAGCGCGGCCTTGTAGGCGTCATATCCGGCCTCATCCAGCGGCGTGAACGCCTGGCGCTTCTCGGCCATAATCCCGCCGATCTGGAGGTTGAACTCCTTGCGTTCCAGCGCCCGCTTGATCTCGGTTTCGGTGCCGCTCAGGCCGGAGCGATTGATCTTGAGTTCCAGAGCCTCGCGTTCGGCCTTCTCGGCCTTGATCGCGGCTTCGATTGCGGCCTTCGCCTCGACGGCCTGATCCAACGACTTCTCGATGCGCGTCAGCTTCTCGGCCGTCACAACATCGGCCTTCTTCAGCTCGTCGTGCGTCGCCTTGAATGCCTCAAAGGCTTCGCCCTGCTTGTCCAGCAGGCTTTTGAACTCTTGCAGTTCCATGATGGGTTCCTTAACGGAGGAGTTGGGTATTGCGGCGGACGAGTTCCGCCAGTTCTTCGCTCACCCCACCGGCATCCCGCTCGGATCGGATTGCACGGAAGCCGCCGGCAAGAAGGCCCTTGGCTTCCTTCGCGGACAGCGCCGGCAACGTCCCGTTGATCAGCGCTTCCTCAAACTCTCGAATGGTCTGGATGTCCTCAGCCGACTTGAAGCCCGTCACGCGGGCGCTTTCGTTCATTCCGAACGGGAGCAGGCTGATTTCAAACAGACGGACTTCCTTCAACAGCCGCGCCTTGCGCCGCCCATCGTAGGAATGATCGACCGCACGATACCCGATCGACATGGCGTCGATGACGCCCTCCTTGAGGTCGATATAGGCGTCCTTGCCGTCTTGCTTTTCGAGCAGCAGCCGGCCCTTCACGAACAGGCCCTTTTCGTCTTCGGCGATCTCCGTCCACACGCCGATCCGCTTGGTCGAATTGTGGTCCGCGAACATCTTGACGCCCTTGGCGCCGCTGGCCTTGATGGACTTCCTGAACGCGCCGGCAACCACGATATCGCCGCCAAGGTCGCGCTCACCGAACGTCGACGCGTAGCCCTCGAAATGGCCAG